ATGAAGCTATCCCCTCGCTTTTCTGATGCCTTGGTATTTGCGGCCGAATTGCACGCCGACCAGCAGCGGAAGGTAACGGGCACGCCCTACCTGGCTCATCTACTGAGAGTTGCCGGGATCGCCCTGGAACACGGGGCCGGGGAAGACCAGGCCATCGCCGCGCTGTTGCACGATGCCGTTGAAGACCAGGGAGGACCGGCGGTAAGGGACGAGCTCCGCCGACGCTTCGGTGAAACGGTCGTCGCCATCGTGGACGGCTGCACGTTGCTGCGCGGTTATCGCGAGCATGGGGAGAAGGTCTGGGATCATTTTCACGGCGGCCGCGACGGCGCGTTGTGGTACTACCGCACGGTGGTCGGGATCCTCAAACGCCACGATGCCACGCCCCTGGTCGAAGAACTGGACCGCGCGGTGACCCAGCTCGAAAACCTCTAACCGTTCACGGCCGGTTGGGGACTGGTCCATTTTTCGGCCAGAAGACGTTTTTTCGGATAAACCGTTGGCCGAAAAGATGGACCTGTCCCCTTCCATGGCACACGAAAAACTCGTGTCGGACCGGTCCGAGATTTCCCCTTGAAATTGGGCCACGCCTTGAGTTATGTTGTGACGCGCTGAACGACGTCGCCTGATTCGTGGAATTCTCCGTGCCCTTGAAGCCGCGTCCCGAAGGGTAGCGGCGGAGGCGGCAATTCCACCAATCGCGACGTCTGATTCAAGAGGGTATCGGCAGGGCCTGGTCCACCAGGTATCCAAAGAGCCCGCCGCCGGCAATAGTCCCGGCGGCGGGCTTTTTTTGTCGCGGTGCACGAGGGGCCCGAGTGAAGGCCGGGCCGCCCGTTGGTGTCGAACAGCAGCTTCATCTCCCGGCTCAGGGGCTACACATGATCGCTCCTTCGGTTGTCGACGAGATCCGGCGTCTCTTGGCGGAAGACAAATGGAGTTATCGCAAGATTGCCAAGATGACCGGAGTGAGCCGGGGGACGGTTGGGGCAATCGCCAACGGACGACGACGCGACTACCGTCCTGCCACAAAAACCGACGAGGAAGAAACAACCCAACCGACCGGTCCTCCGCGGCGGTGTCCCACGTGCGGCGGCATGGTCTACATGCCGTGCCGGTTGTGCCGCGTTCGCCGGCACGTCGAGAAGCTCTCGCGCTCCGGCAACGCAAGGCGGCCGGTCCGGCACGACGGGCCGTTGCGACTCGAGCTTCGCGGCGAACACCAGGTCCGCTACGAGGAAATCCGTGCCCGACGAATACGCAAGGAACAATCCGGCATGGCAAGCCAAATCACGTTTCAGTCGGAATCCGAATCATGAAACAGGCCGACCGGCAGAGAATTGTTCGCTACCAGCAAGTCCGCGGCCGGATCGCCGACGGCGATCTGCTGCTTTACCGGCGCCGGGGGTTGATTTCGATTGCCGGCCGGGGCACGCACAGTCACGCCGCCAAGGCCGCCTGGTGGGACGGCGACCTTTTTTGCCTGGAGATTCGCGAGCTGGTCGGAGGTCGGGCGGTGACGCTTTCCAGCCAGGTGCGGCGCCGCCCCGGCCGGATCGACGTCTACCAGACCAACCCGGCGCGCCGCTGGTCGCACTACGACGCGGCGGGCGCCGTACGGTTCATGCGTCGCCTGACCGGCTGCGACTACGGATGGATGAACCTTCTGGCGGCCGGCTTATTGCACCTGCCGTGGCTCCGGCTATGCGTGCGAGCGAACACCGACGATCGGGCGGTCGACCGGCGGCCCCCGTTTTGCTCCCAGGCGGTGGCCATGGCCGATCGGATCGGCGGCGGCGTCGACCCGGTCAACCACCTGGCCGACCGGCTGACCGAGCCGGCCGACCTGGCTCGAAGCCCCTTCTACTGCTACCGATTCACGCTGGTGCCATAATGCGTGCCGCACTATCACATGACCGTCGCAGGGTCGCGCCCCCGCAAAAAGTCTTCCTGGCCCTGGTCTGCTTGCTCCTGGCCTCCCACTGCCCACTCGTTACTGCCTACTGCCCACTCGTTACTGCCCACTGCCCACTGCCCACTGCCCACTGTCTTGCCCAGTGCATCGGCGGGAGCTGCCCGATCTCCCCGATTCCGCACCGGGCCGTGGTGCGGGTGGTGTATATGGAGGCGGGTGGTGTTCGGTCTTACGGGTCGGGCACTCTGGTGAGCAAGGCCGGCGGCCGGGGGATCGTGTTGACCTGCGCCCACGTGTTCGGACATTGCCGCCCGAGCGGCAACACGGTTGTAACGTTCCGTGACGGACGTCGCTTTGCGGGCAACCTGGTGGCCCTTGATCAGGCGTGGGACCTGGCCGCGCTGGAAATCGAAGCGCCCGACGAAACGCCCGTGCCTGTTGCCCAAGACCCGCCGCGGCCCGGCGATCAATTGCAAAGTTGCGGCTACGGGCCGGACGGACACTACCGTTGCAACCGGGGCCGGGCTTTGGGCTACGTCAGGGCCGGTAACACGCCAACCCGGGAAACGCTGGAGCTCTCCGGCTGGGCCCGCGACGGTGATTCCGGTGGACCGGTTTTCAACGCACGTGGCCAACTGGCGGCCGTGTTGTGGGGAACGAACGGACGGGTCGTGGGCGGCACCTACTGCGGGCGGATACGCAAGTTCCTGGCGGCAATTATCAAGGGGCCGTCTTACCCCGGCGGGCATGACGGCAACGTACGGCCGACAACGCCGGCCGACGACTCACATTCGCCGGCCGGAACAACTCCCTGCCCGCCCTCCGGGCCCGTCCGCGTAGCCGATCATCTCGACAAGATCCGCCGCCGACTCGACTTGTTGGACGGCAGCCTGAAAAACGCCAATCAGCGACTCGGCAACCAAGAGCACACGCTCCAAACCCGCCTGGGAAAACTCGAGAACCTGACCGTGCTGATCTCCGGTTTGAAATCGCGAATCGAAACGGCCGAGGCGGCCGCCGGAAGCGACAATCTCCGCGCGGTCGCCCGCGAGGTGGCGATCGGTGTATTGGCGGAGCGCGGGCCGAATGCGGTGCAGAGCATTCTCCCGGCGGTACTGGTTGCGTTGGGTTGGACGGGTCCTCCGTCGATCGCCTTGCTGTTCGCCCTGCGGCTGGCAGCCGCGCTGCTCCGGCGGCGAGTGAAAAAACGAATGCGCACTGTCCCGCGCGACGAAAGCCGGTCACCGCCGGATCCCAAACCATTGAACGACCAATACGCCGAGCAGCTCGCCCGGCTCTATGCCCTCTCCGGCCGAAGCCCGATGGCCGACGTGACACTCGGCCGGGAATACGATCAGGAACTCCGCCAGGCGGAGCAGAGCAGCGACGCCACGCTGGCACGTTGGGCCCGGAAGCTCCGCGAGCGGGTTGCCGGCAAACTGTACCGGATTCACGCGGAGTCGCCGTTGCCGGCCGAACCGGTCACCGGCGAAAGTTGAAATTCCCCAAATCGTGCGAAGGTAACCGTTCACGGGTCGCAAGAGTTGCCTTTCGCTCCGCGAAAGCAGCGATACTTTCGCGGAGCGAAAGGCGACATTGTGCGAGAAATGCCGGGTATTCCGCTGGCAGCCCGTGAACGGTTACGTGCGAAGTGATCTATTGACTGGTGGCTGGATCATGGAACGTCAATCTGCTCCCAAGCCCAGAGGTTGCAACCCCTGGGCTTAGACCTTCCAGCGCATTTCATCCTCAATACACGACTCAAAAACCACTGTCATTCAACCAAGAGAGGGTTTTCGATCATGTCTACGTCAGGAAAAGACACTTTTGAGGACGCCATCACGCGTTTTCGCAACCGCTCGATTCACACCTACGTGGGACACAGCCTGATGTTTCGAGGCCAGATACTCCAGGACGGCGAGTTCGGCGTGCAAAGCGGATGGGACACCGCGACCAACGAGTTCATGATGGAGCACCTGGTGCATCTCGACTTCCTCCGCCGCAAGATCACCCACAACCCGCAGGCGGTCGACATCATGACGCTCCAGGAGCGTGCCCGCGATCTGAACGTCACGCTGCCGGACGACGTTAACGAGAAGAGCCCTTTGGGCGACGAGGTAGCTCGCCCGGCCGGCCGGGAGTTTGACCTGCCCTACCATCTGGACGGCTCCGACCCGAATATCCCGTTGCTTGGCGACGTGGACCTTCGCAACGTCGACGCGCGGATGTTCGTCACGGCGCTGGACCAGCACATTGTTGAGGCCACCCGGTTGGACAGCCGTTTTGCCACTTACCGGATCACGCCTCGCGAATCGTTGATGCTGTATGCGTCGCTTTCGGAAATGTTCGACATGTGCGTTTCATTCGGCGGCGACGAGAACCGCGTACCCATCCCGCACGGAGTCAGGCCCTCGGAAGAGCCACGGGGAGTGGACGCCAGCCCCAACCGCGAGCCGGTCAGCCCCGCGACGGCCAATTCGTAGACGGCACATGCCCGGGCCGGCAACATCCACGCAAGGTAATCCCACATGACAATCCAAGAATGGAGCATCGTGATCGGCGTGATCATGTCGGCCCTGCTGGCGCTGGGGCCGTGGATGTTCATGGTCCACGCCAAGCTGGCGGTAATCGCCAGCCGAATCGTCGACCTGGGCGAAAAGGTGGAAAAGGCAGCCGAGGCCAACCAGAAGCTCTGGGCCTTCTACGCCCGGCACGAGGCCAAGCTGGAAACCCACGACGTGCAAATCGCACACATCGGCGATCGGCTCAGAGATCTGTAAAAGACTGTGATTCGGGGATTGCGTTAAAGCATACGAAAAGCCGCTTGCGGCTTCGCAAGATCCGAATTTCCCAGCAGCACAGAAAGACCGACAACACATGAAAATACGCGATCGAATCAGGGAGCTGCGCCGCGTGAAGGCCGACCAGCTACGTCCCAATCCGAACAACTGGCGCAAGCACCCCAAGGCCCAACAAGACGCGCTGCGAGGCGTGCTCGCGGAAGTCGGATACGCCGACGCCCTGCTGGCCCGCGAACTATCAGACGGGTCGCTGGAATTGATCGACGGCCATCTCCGGGCGGAAACCACGCCGGAGATGGAAGTGCCCGTATTGATCCTCGATCTCGACGATCGGGAAGCCGCCAAGCTCCTGGCGTTGCTAGATCCACTAGCCGACCTGGCGGAAACCGACCACGACGTGCTGGCCGACCTGCTCGCCCACGTGGAGACCGAAAGCCAGGCCGTCCAGGAAGTGCTCGACCGGATACTGGCCGAGCCCGCCCCGATCGAAGAAGGCGGTTCCGATCACAACGGACAAAAGGAAGTCGAAATTCCCGAGGCCTTCCAGGTTGTGGTCGAATGCCGCGACGAAGCCGAGCAGCAAAGCGTGTTTGAACGGCTCAGGGCCGAAGGACTCCAGTGCCGGCTGTTGACGTTGTAAGAGAGAAAACCGCGAAAGGATCTTCATGCCGAGCGTTGATGTGGTTGTCACGTGTCCCGTGTTCGACTCCTTCCGGGTTCAGCAAGTGGCCGGCATGTTCGACGTGCCGATCAGCAGGCGGGCCAGCGAGCGCTTTCACGTGGACCTGCCCGAGTTGGGCGACGACTGGCAAATCGGCCTGATTGTCGGTCCCTCGGGCAGCGGCAAGACCACCATCGCCCGAAAAATCTTCGGCGACCGGGTCTACCGCCGTCGCCGCTGGCCCCGGAACCGCGCGGTCGTCGACTGCCTGGGCAATCGGCCGATCAAGGAGATCACCGGGCTGTTCACGGCCGTGGGGTTCAGCTCGCCGCCCAGTTGGATCAAGCCGTTTCACGTTCTCTCGGGCGGCGAGCAGTTCCGTTGCGACCTGGCCCGGGCACTCTCGGAAGCCGAGGGGCAAGTGGTTGCGTTCGACGAGTTCACCAGCGTGGTCGACCGCACCGTGGCGCGGATCGGCTCGGCGGCGATCGCCAAGGGCATCCGCCGGGGACAAATCAACTGCCGGCTGGTGGCCGTCACCTGCCACTACGACGTGACCGAGTGGCTCCAGCCCGACTGGATCATCGACATGGCCACGTCGTCGTTCGATCGGAGGTGTCTTCAACGACCGCCGATCCAGCTTGAGATCTTTCGTTGCCAGCGTGGTGCGTGGCGGATGTTTGCGCGTCATCACTATTTGAGCGGATCGCTGGGCAACGCGGCCCGGTGCTTCATTGCACTTTGGCAAGAGGTGCCGGTCGCGTTTTGCGCCACGGTCTCGTTGATCGGACACCGCAAGCGATGGCGGATCAGCCGGATCGTCACGCTGCCCGACTTCCAAGGCATCGGCATCGGCATGAAGGTTGCCGAGAGCGTGGCCCAACTGCATCGGGCCGAGGGACACCGCGTGAATGTCACGGCCAGTCACCCGGCCCTGATTGCCCATTGTCGTCGCTCGCCCGAGTGGCGGGCGGTGGGCGTGAAGAAGACCGGATCGCAGAAGACGCGGCGATTCATCAGCAACTATCGCGGGTCGCCCGGCCGGGCCGTGGTGTCGTTCGAGTACCTGGCGCCACGGAAGGGGACAGGTCCATGTTTTCGGCCGGCGGTTTGCTCAAAAAGAACGTCTTCTCGCCGAAAAATGGACCAGTCACCCAACTGGCCACCGGCCGAGCGGGCCACTTGTGGCTTCGCAACTCGGAATGAATAAGCAGGGAGGAATCTCGGCGTGGCACAACGCGGCAGAAAGTCGGTCCTGGACGGATACAAGCGCCGGGAAATCCTTGCGATCCTGGGAGTGGGGTGCAGTCGGCAGGTGGCGGCCAAGTATGTCGGTTGCTCGGTCTCCACCATTCAGAACACGGCCGACCGCGATCCGACCTTCGCCCAGAAACTACGCCGCACGGAAAACGCCTCCGAAATCGGTTACATGGAAAATATTCGAAACGCCGGCCGGAACGAACGATACTGGCGGGCGGCCGCCTGGGCACTGGAACGGCTCAACCCGGAAAAGTACGGCAAGCGGGGACCCGACGTGATCACCGTCGACCAGATCAGGGATCTGATGGCTCAGTTCGCCGAAATCATTGTTGAAGAGGTCCCGGTCGCCAAGTACCGAAAGAACATCCTCCGGCGCCTCGAAGCAATTTCTGACGCCCTGAAGGATGCGTCCAACAAAGGGAGCCGACGACGATGAAACGCAAACTCAACCTGGCCGACTGCGGCCTTTCTCCCGAACGAGTGAGCGATCTCGCGGAAGTCCTTTACCATGAAATCGCCGTAAGGCACGGTTTCGCGCGACGCTGCCAGGCCGCGCGAAACGGCCAGATGAACCTGTTGGAATGGGGCGGCCGCTATCTGCCCAATCACTTCTCGCTGGCCCCATCCAACATGCACCAGTGGCTCGCCCAACAGCTCGACGGCTTGCAACACGCACGGGGAACAAAACTCAACGTGCTCGGGCCGCGCGGCGGAGCCAAATCCACAATCGGCACTCTCGCCTATCCCTTGCTAGCAGCCGTCACGCGCAGCGAACCGTATATCTGGATAGTCTCCGATACACAAGATCAGGCATGTGCCCACCTGGAAAACATCAAGGCCGAATTGACCGACAATCCGCGGCTGGCCGCCGACTATCCCGGCGCCGTCCGACAAGGACCGGTCTGGCGCGCCGGGTCGATCGTCTTGCGCAACCGCGTGGCCATCGAAGCGTTCGGCACGGGCCAGAGAATCCGCGGCCGCCGCCACAGGGCCGATCGCCCCACGCTCATCATCTGCGACGACCTGCAAAACGACGGTCACATCCAGTCGGTCCTGCAACGGGACCACGCGCGGGTTTGGCTGCACGGCACGCTGTTGAAGGCCGGAACGCCGCGCACCAACGTGGTCAACCTGGCTACCGCCTTGCACCGCGAAGCTCTAGCCGTGGAACTCTCCGAAACACCCGGCTGGACGTCGCGCGTCTTCAAGGCCGTCGTGCGCTGGCCGGAAAACACTTCGCTTTGGCAGCAGTGGGAGGCCATCTACACCGATGTAAAAAACCCCCGCTACAAACAGGCCGCCAAAGACTTCTACCAACAGAACTGCCGCGAAATGAACGCCGGGGCAGCCGTGCTGTGGCCCGAACGGGAAGACCTCTACACGCTGATGTGCATGCGGGCCGAAAGCGGGCACACGGCCTTCGAGCGGGAAAAACAGAACTCGCCGGTCAATCCCGAAATGTGCGAATGGCCCGAGGCCTACTTCGATGAAACCGTCTGGTTCGACGCCTGGCCAAAACACCTGCAACTCAAAACCCTGGCCCTCGATCCCAGCAAGGGCAGCGACGCCCGACGCGGAGACTACTCGGCCTTCGTGGCACTGGGAGTCGACGCCCGGGGGATCCTGTATCTGGAGGCCGACCTGGCACGGCGGAACACGTCACAGATCGTGGCCGACGGCGTGGAGCTTTGCCGGCTGTTCCAGCCCGACGCGTTCGGAATCGAATCGAACCAGTTTCAGGAGCTATTGGGCGGCCAGTTCGAGGCCGAATTTCGGCGGCAGGGGATGCTGGGCGTGCAACCGTCGACGTTGGACAACCGCGTGAACAAGCTGGTACGAATCCGCCGGCTGGGGCCCTATTTGTCGAGCGGCCGGCTGCGTTTCAAAGCCGATTCGCCTTCCACCCGGCTGCTGGTCGAACAACTCCGGGAATTCCCCGTCGGCGATCACGACGACGGCCCCGACGCGGCCGAAATGGCCGTCCGTCTGGCCGCCCAACTACAGCGCGGCGCGACCTCCAACGATGGTCTCCCCGCTCGACTGCCCGTGGGATAATACACAGATTTGCTATGGATCGCCCATTGCAGTGCGCCACACCACACCCAACCCAACCGAAAAAAGGAAACCAGACCATGACCCAGACGCAACAAGCCGACCGTGCAACTGCCGAATCGCACCGGCCACTGGGCCGCTGGGAAAAACGACTCCTGGAAGCGTTCGACCAACTCTGGGACAACTTCGTCGATCCGGCCGAAGCCCTCTACGACGGCGACGGCAATCGGTGGATGCAGCTCGGCGCCCAAACCGAACGCGGCACGGCCGCCGGCGCAGCCTTCTCCAGTGAACAGCAACTCCGCGAAATCCGCGCCCAATGCCGCCACCTGGCCGCAACCAACGAGTTCGCCATCAACGGACACGAAAACCGCATCAGCTACATCGTGGGCACGGGGCATACCTACCGGGTGACCGAAAAACGGGGCCATGCCCTGCCCGAAGGAATGCTCCGCAAGGTCCAGGCATTGCTGGACGACTTCTGCCAAACGAACAAGTGGCACAAGCGACAACAAGAGATCGTCCGGCGACGCGACCGCGACGGCGAGGCCTTCCTGCGAATGTTCCTCGCGCCCGACGGAACCACGCGGATCCGCTTCATCGAGCCGGGGCAGGTCGCCACGCCGACAGATCGGGCCGACGATCCCTCGGCCAGCTTCGGTATCCAAACCGACCCGGCCGACGTGGAAACCGTGCTGGGATACTACGTCGACGGCCAACTGCTCGACGCCTCGCAGGTCCAGCACCGCAAAAGCAACGTCGACGGCAACGTCAAGCGCGGACTGCCCCTGTTCTATCCCGTGCGGAAAAACCTCCGCCGGGCGGAAAAACTGCTCCGCAACATGAGCATCGTGGCCGAGATCCAGTCGGCCATCGCCCTGATCCGCAAGCACCAGGCGGGAACCAAGGACACCGTCCGCCAGTTTGTCTCCGACCAGGCCGACGCAAGCGTGACCAGCCGGCAGACCGGCAAGGTCAGCCATTTCAAACGCTACAGCCCCGGCACGATCCTCGACGTGTTCGCCGGTACCGACTACGACTTCCCGGCCACCGGTATCGATGCCGGCCGCTACGTGGTCGTGCTCCAGGCCGAACTCCGGGCCATCGCCAGCCGGCTGGTGATGCCCGAGTTCATGCTCACCAGCGACGCATCCAACGCCAACTACGCTTCCACCATGGTCGCGGAAGGCGTCGCCGTGAAGATGTTCCAACGCCTGCAACACGACATGATCGAGGACGACCTGGAGCTGATGCGGCGGGTGATCGAAAACGGGGTCGGTGCCGGCCAACTGCCGGCCGAAGTCCTCGCGTCGACCAAGATCCACGCCACCCCGCCCACTCTCGCCACCCGCGATCGGCTCAGGGAAGTTCGGGCAGACGAAATCCTGCTGCGTAATCAGGTCATGTCGGTGCAAACCATGGCCATGCGCTACGGACTCGACCCGGAAAGCGAGCAACAATTGATCGGCCAGCTTGCGGCACGGGGTGCCGATCCGCAGCGGAAGGAGCAAGCCGGGTAGGAAGAGGAATAAGTTGAAGCCGGGGGTCAAAGCCCGGCCGTTAAGTCCCGGGGGGTCAAAGCCCAGGGGTTGCAACCCCTGGGCTTGGGACTGCTGAGCTTGAAGCCGTTGATCTGTGGACCACCGGGCTTGGTAGCGAGTGGACGTTCCCTTTCTGTTGTCTCGGTGAACTCGATGGCTTCCGTGGCACATTCCCAGGTTCCATTCCGCCTTTATCAGGCCAATTCGTTTCGGGATGACAATCCTTGTCATCCCCATTCGTTAGACTCCTCACGATCAATTGGGATCGAGAGGGAGTTTCGATCGGCATCGGCACCAGTTCAGTTGGCCGGGATCAGTGCGCGGGAGGCCGCTTGTCCTGCATGGTTCGGGCGGACTTCCGGGGCAGTCTTTGGCCCGCTCAAAGTCGAGCAAAGGTGGTGTTCTGCTCCGGTGAACGGATATGCGCGGAACACATCGCCCGGCGACTATTCGGCAGGAGACTCGCGACCTGGCAATATGCATCGCTGGCGGGGGCTCCCGATGCGGCCATGGTCGAGGTGGGCACCTACAACGGCGGATTGTATCTGGAGCTCAGCGACCCGATGGACCATGAATATCACGGCGTCTGGCTGATCGAGCGCCAAGGAGGACACCTAACGATCATTAACGACGGATTCCATATCCACCGGCCGGTCATGCAACGCCGGGGTATTGGATTGCGGATCTTCGCCCGGCAACTTCACACGGCCACTGCCTTTGGAGTAAAGCACATCCGGACGCGAGCCGGCCGGCGCGGCGGTGAGAACGGCTACTACACCTGGCCGCGGTTCGGGTTCGACGGCCCGTTGCCGGAGGCAATCCGCCCGAAGCTTCCCATTGGGCTGGAACACGCCCGAACGGTGCTCGACCTGATGGAATGCGAAAAAGGACGCCTGTGGTGGAGGGAACACGGAGTAACGATCGACGTGGTGTTCGACACGGGCTCGGGCAGCCGTTCCCGGCGAACGTTCGCACGGTATCTGGCCGGGTAA